TGCGCGATCTTCACGTCAGTGGTAGAAGTACTGCCGCCGCCAGCACTGCTGCGCGCCATGATTGCATTGAGCTTGGCTCCGTACTGAGGGTCTGTCGCATATTTACCCGTCAGTGCATTTGCAAAAGCCTTGGGGTCATCCCCATGCGTTCTGGCCGATGCATAGGCACTGCCAGTCGCCAGGAGTTTGGCGTGCTGATCGAATGCATCAGACAGCGAATCGAACTTGGCGAACTTCTGCGTGACGCGCTCCATCTTGCCGTTGATGAACTCGTTGGTCTGAGCCTCGACGTAGGGCTGCCCAGCCTTGGCCTTGATCCCGAACGGATTGTTGCTACCTGCCGGCATGTGAGTGCCGTTACCACTCTCAAGCGCGAACTGCGCCATGGTGACCGCCGCCGGTATGCCGTACTTTGATTCTGAGCCCTTAGCCGCTTGCAAGGCTTCGGCGAGTACCGAGGCACCGCCGGATGGTTTAGACGAACCGGCCTTGATATCGACCCCCGGCGCAGCGGCAGGTTCTGCATCATGCTTGCCAGTGATCGCATTCCAGATGGCCTTGGCGCGGCCCTTGACCCAATCGAAGGCCACCGAGAAGGCAGTCTTGAACGCGGCGAGGATGGCCGGTCCAAGATTTTGGATCAAGCCCACAAAATCGGTGAAATATTTTCCGAGATCGCCGACCAGTGCAGACCACGCCTTGACGATATCATCACCGTTGCCGGTGAACAGCGCGACGACCAGTTTCAGCAAATCCTTGATATTAGATACCCAGTCGGTAAAGACCGCCTTGAGTGAGGCGAATACTGGCGTGACTACACTGGAGATGGCGTTCCACTTATCCGCAAAAAACTGCCAGAACCCGCCGAAGGACGACTGCCCGCCATCTATCCATGTTTTCCAGTCGTCATAGAGCACGGCAATAGCTGCAACGGCAACGCCAATACCAGCGGCCAGCGCGGCCATTCCAGCAACCGGGGCAAAGATAGCGACAGAGAAAGCAGTAGCTGCAACCGCGAGGCCAACGAACATCGCCTCGACCATTGGCCGGTGTGTAGCAGCCCATTCGGAGAGTTCCAGCAGCGCAGCCGTCAACTGCTGAATGTAGGGCGACAGCGACGTCAGGATGCCTCGACCGAGATCGGTCGATGAGCGCCCTAGTTCTCGCCATGCCTTCTGTAAAGCTGCCGCCGACACCGTATCCTTTTCGTGGACAAGGGCGATTTTTTCCTGCTCTACGAGTAACGCCTGGACCGCCTGGCGACCTTGCATCAGTACGTTCACCGTGCCTTCGTCAAAGCCCATGCCAGCGCCGAGTGCCTGCGCACGTGCCGCATCCATTCCTTTGAATGCATCCGATGCCATCAGCAGCCGCTCACTCGAACTGGTTGCCTTGTCAAAATACTTAGAGATGTTGATGCCGGACATCGCCAGGCTTTGCAGCACCTGAACACCAGGCGTACCGGTGATCGAAATCTGCGCCATCTGCTGCGTCATTGCCTTGAGTGAGCCTGTAATGCCGGCCGCCGAACCTCCGGCATCCTCAGCTACACCCTGCCACGCGGACAAGGTTTCGGTCGACATGCCAAGGTTCTTCGCCATGCGACCCACGGCCGCGTCACCGGAAACGACATCCGATACAAACGACGACAGCCCCTTGCCAGCCGTGAAGGCCGCAAGCAGGCCGACGACCTGATTCTTGATCTGACCAAAGAACTGGGCAGCTTGCTTGCCACGTGCCTCCATCTCTTTGGCGGTGCGCTCAGCCTCATCCTGGGTCTTTTTGAGTGCGTTAACCGCATCTTTCTGTCCCTTAGTGAAGTTGGATGCATCAAGTCCCAGCGCCACTACCAGCGAGTCGATTACAGTACTCATGATTCCTCGCTCTTATTTGCAACCTGCTTGTTATGCGCATCAACGGTGATGATTTCGAGAAAATCGTAGACATCTTCTGCGCCGTAGATCGTATCCAGTTCGACACGTGTTGCAAGGCGCGACGAGATGACGGCGCCTATCGTGCGCGGGACATTTACGTATTCAGCATAGTCGCGCCCGTCACTGGCAGTGAAGCCGAGATCGAGCCGGCGACGGGCATAGTAAAATTGACGTGAAGAAAGAATAATTCTTTCCGCAGGCGCAGACGGGTCGAGATTTCCTCAATGTCGTCCTCGACCAATGGCCCCAGCCCCCCGTACCCGCGCTTGATGGTAGGCCGAGCTGGGTCAGGCACGAACGAGACCATGGAGAACATCTCGTCAAGCAATGGCTCCGCATCCTCGAACGCCATACCGCCGAGTGCTTTGATGCCCAGCGCTGCAACGCCAGCCAAGCCGCCAGTGGCAATATCATCAGGAACTTCCATGCCGGACTTCGCCATCGCCAGCAATGCGCGGGCCGCCCACTTCTCGGATTGCGTGGCCGGCATCTCATTGATAACGAACATTTTTCCGTTATCGCGGCCCTCAGTCTCGATCACGATCGCGTGTTGTTTACGGGCCATTAGATCGGCGCTCCTATAACGGCTTGCCATTTGATCTGAAACTTGCGTGGTTGCAGCACTTTCTTGCCGTCAGCAAATGGCGCGTAATTACTAAGCGCGCCATTGGTAAGGGCATATGATCGACCGACGCCTGGCTGCGAAAGAACGCCAAAGCCGGCAAACGCGTCCTGCGCTGCCTCTTCGGCGGCATACCATGCCTCGAAAAATGCAATGGATGGGCTATCCGCCTGCAGCGTCACATTCATGACCTTGATTTGCGGAATCCAGCCCATAGAAAGTTTCCCATCGGCGCCCATCTGGACTTCTTTCGTATCGACCGCCTCCATTGAGTACATGTCATCCTGCGAGAAGCCCTGCAATTGCTGCGGAACCGTGTAGAGCCCGGCGACGCCAATCAACAGAACGCTATTTGCTGAAGTAATTGAAGACATTTATAACCCCTGTTTATTGCACTTCGATGGATGCCAGATTGAGCGACTGGATGGAGCCGCCATCGCAATACCAGAATGTCATCGGTGGCGACGTGCGAGCGCCGCGCACCTGAGCGGTTGCGGGCAGGATCTGCAGATACCAACCTTGGTTGGCGAGCGTGGTTGCGATGTTGGTGCCAGCGGCGTTGTTGACCTCGGCGATTTGCGCCGCTGAAAGTGCCACCCCGCCACTGAAGGCGCCAAAGTTCAGGCCGGCGGTGATCGGATCCATACAGGAAGCCCGCACCAGCGCATAGCCGACGGCGTCGAATGGCAGGCTCTTGACACTAAACAGCAGCGTCATCATTGCCAACTGGAAGGCGCTGTTTAGCCAGATCTGATTGACGTAGCTATCCATCCAGGCGTATGGGCCGCTGATCGATCCAGGGGAAATTCCCTGAAACTGCTGATTGGCAGTCGCCCATGCGCCGTAGAAGTTGTAGCCGTTTGCCCGGAGATTGGCGGCGACAGTCTGGTTGGTAACGCTCGGGACAATCCCACTCTGCGACTTATTAGCCAGAGTGATGCGTCCATTCTCTTCCGTGAAATCGATCGATGCGACGGAACCCGATGCAAACGCAGCGAGACCATACGGAATTGAAGGCACCCATTCCAGGTGCGTTCCGGAGATCCCTGCAGCCTTGATGAGTTGACCCAGCGATGCCGCGGCATTGTTCGATGCAGTCGGCGTGACGTCGGTGTCTTCGCAGACGTAGACATAGCGGTTGTTTTGCTGGCCGGCCCATGTCGAGAAGAGCAGCTTCTGGACATTGCCAGATCCATTGTCCGGGTCGAACAGCGTGAAGAACGTGGCCCAGTTGGTCGTCTGCGCGACAATGTTGGTCATGAACGTGCCGGGGACCGCTGCCGCCGCGCCTTGCGACAGGACTGCGCCGGTTACCGAGGTAAGTAGCAGCGAAGCCGACAGCGTTCCTGTGGCAAACGCCATGGTAGATTGCACGCCAGTGCTTCCCGAGTTGATACAGTAGGCACTGGATACGCTGTCATAGGCTACGGTCAGCGCAGCAGCTGTCGCGGTAATGGTCGTGCTGGTCGCTGTCTGCGTGGCGCTGACGGTATAGGTCCCAGTACCGCCGGTGCCGGTCAGGAAGCCTGTAATTTTCGTGCCCGCTGTTACGCCGGTACCGCTCAGGACATTGCCCACCTGGAGCGCGCCTGAGATCACCGCAGTCACCGTGAGCGTGGTCCCCGCGATCGAGCCCGTCACCGATCCAGCGGTCGGCAGCGTTGCATTCAAGCCGGTCTGGAGTAGCGCGGCACCGGACGAGAAACTGGTCGCGGAACTCAGATTGACCGAGGCTGCGTTGTACGGGTAGCCATCGGCCACGACCGACAGCGAACCCGAAAGACCCTGCAGTTGCGCGAGCGTCATCGCCGACAATGAGCCGCCACGAACATACGCCGATACGGCCGACTGGTTATATTGCGCGAACAGCATCGCGCCCGGCAGCACGTTTGAGCCCTGGAAGCCGGCGAAGTAGATCGCTGCAGCGGCGGCTTCAGGCGAGGCTGGGCCATAATAGTTGTCCACTGCCGTGTCAGACGGAAACGATAGAAAGCCGCCGATTGGTGTGCGCGCGCTAGTTGATAGGGCGAGGCCGATGAGATCCAGCGCCGATCCCCCAGCCGAAATCACGCTCGGGACAACGCCAACCAGGTCAGATGCTGGAATACTCGACATATATGCTCCAAAAATAGAAAAACCGCCTTGAGCGGCGGCTTAGAAATGAAAAACCCGGCACGGGCCGGGTCGGTTCAATCGGGTAGAAATATCAAAATTATTATTGCAGCGTCTCACCGATATCTATGGACACTTCGGTGAAGAAATCTTGCGGGACTGTGACCACTGGATTGCAGTGCATCACGGCATCGATCGTCCAGCGAGTTTCGACCTGCTGTTCGCCGTTTAAAAATGGGGCCTGCCTTGGGTCGCTGGCATATAGCGGCGTAACATCAAATCCAGACGCAGAAAATGCCGTAGTCGCAAATTCATCTCGAAACAGTGTGACGATGATCTGCGCGTTGTCGGCGCTGGCCGGACCATGCACGTCTACCTGGATCGTAACTTTCGTCGGCTGCAATGATGCTTTCGTTCCCGGATTTACTGGATGACCATCGGTGTACGTATCGATATTCGTAGAAAGTCGCTCGCGTAGCGTCGATGTCATCACAACAAAGTCGGAGCCTTTCGGCTCTGCTACGCGATTTACTTGCCCCTTCACTACCTCGACACCGGCTGGCAGCACTGCCAACAAGAACGAACGCAATGCAGCCAATGTCTGACTTTCGGTAAGACTTAGCGTCGGCGTCGTCATGATGCTAACTGCCTCGTTACGGCCACTTTCACCCAGCCATCAGAACTCGCCCAATTCTCCAAAACCAAAGCGACAAGCCAGATCGATCCATCTGGCAGTGCGATCAGATCGCCGCCCTTGCTGTCCGGACGTGCAACCCCCTCCCAATTACCATTGATGTACATCGCACGGCGCTCGCCCTGGATATTCAGGGAATCGATCTGGGCGATGTCGTTGTATTGCAGTGCTTGGGCCTGGATCTGCACTGATACGGGCGCGGCATAGCTAGGCACACGCGAACCATCATCGCTCGTCGCGTAGCCAGTTGATGCCTGGATCGTGGCGATCACCCATGGATTGATCGCAGCTACACATGGTCCAACGATGTTGTGTAGATTCATGACTCTTTTACCTTGTTGTCAACCGAGTTCAGCATATGACCCGATTCGCGCAGCGGCGCATCAAATCCTTTGCGTGCGATGGTCGATTTGGCATTGCCTGGCGTCGTGAAATCACGTATTGATTCCCGCAACTGATTGGCAATGTGCTCCCCCATAAGTCCAAGCGCTTTGCCAGCGTCATACTCATTGACGACCAGTAACTTACCTACTGCATCACCCCAATCCGGACTATCCTTGGCAATCATGTTGCGAAAATACGGCCGTGGAGGCGTGCCGTTCGCAGGAGCTCCAAACTCATCGATCGCCGCAATCATCGCAACCGATGTCCCATCAGGGTAAGTAGCACCTTCAAGAAAGCCCACCTCTACCGACGCGGCTTTACTCACTTTTTTTGCAAGCTCGGCTAATGCAGCCTGAAGTTTCTCGCCGCCTGAAAATGACTTAGCTACCATCGTCTGTATGGGTCCATGTTGCGCACTGGGCCTGGCACGTAGCGCATCGTTCGATAAGCGGCAGTTGCCGCCCAGAATGCGGCGCCGTACTTGGTTTGCTGCCACCATTGCACAGTGCCGGCCGGATAGTCGTTTTGCGTCTGTACGGATACGCTGCCTTCGGATGCATTGCTGATGCGACCGACCAGTGGTGAGGATGGCTGCCCATTCAGGGGCGCATTCAGCGCGGCGATATGGGCAGTCACCATATTCAACAACGTCGCACGCTGCACCAGATCGCGGATGATGCTGGCAGGCGTGTTGTCGCAGTACAACTGTGCTTCGTTGAAATACTGCTGCGCCAGCGGTTGAACCACCGATTCATACAGTTCCGGGTACCGGATCGCCCAGGTTCCGTAATTGAAAACAACGACGTTATCCATGAATTACGCAGCGCGACGCAGGTCCGAGGTTTCGACACCCTTTGGCAACTTGGTAGGGTCGAGGCGCTCCAAGCCTGATTTGACATCATCTTTTTCGGCAGCTTCAGCCTTGATACCGGCACTATCGCCGTGAGCGAAAACCAGCCCATTAACGATGAAGTCGGCGTATTTATTTTGATCAAGCCATTCTTCCCAGAACGCTTTTGGAATGTCGTACGTGACTGCGTATGCGCCGATCAGTTGTTGGTGCGGCCCCTTGTTTTGGGCATAGGAATTGCCGGTAAGCACAAAGCTCGGCGAGTTCCTGCGTTGCTCTGCGATTTTGAACTCTCGCACGCCGCCGCCCATGACAGGCTCGCTGCCCTTCTTAAAATCGTACAGTCGGATGATCAAGTCCATCGGCAACTTCGAAGCAACCATGACGGTAGCACCGCCGGTGGCCGGCGTTTTGTTCGGAGAGATTGTTTTTTGATCGGACATGGTTTTTATCCTTCGATTGGAAATAAAAACGCCCGGATTTACCGGGCGCTTTGCGGTGTATCGGATATCTGAATTACACGCCGACCATTGTCGACATGGCATACGGCTGACGCAGAATGAAGCCTGAGCTGCCTTGGGTGAACTTTTGCTTGTAAGCGGACAGTTCGCGAACGACAGGTCCGGCGCGCAACTTGGAGTTGAACGAGCAGTAACCAGAATCTTGTCCGGCCGCTTGCGGCGCCCATAGTTGAACGATTTCGCCGGCGGCAGAGCCTTGTGGGTTCTGCGCAGTCAGCGCACCGTATTGAATTGCCGTCTTCACTTCCAGATTCGGGAAGTTCAATTTCAGCAACGCTGCCACGTTCACGTTAAACGTGTTTGTAGCCGTCATCGCACCTTCACTGCGCGGCGACATACCCAAGACAAATTTCGACTTCGTATTCAGCAGGCCCGACGACTGGTTGATCGACTGAATCGCCAGGCTCTGAATATCGGCGAAGATTTCGTTTGCCGTAGCGTTGATCGAAGTGCCGTTCAACCAGGCCAGACCGCCGGCAGCTTTTGGTGTTGGGGCAATCGCTGGATACAACGAAGGATCATTCAGTGCGCCGTAATTTTGCAGGCCGGCGACGCCACGGAAGTAAGTCAGGTTACCGAACTTGTTGAGGCCGTCAATCGCAGCTTCTTTCTGTTCTGCAACGTAACCGATCTTTGCCAGTCCAACACGTTCGATTTCCAGATCGCCGTATTCTGTGACCGTTTGGTACAGATAAGGCTGGCGTTCTGGAAAGTTGGTATTGATGCCGGCGCGGCCGTTGTTGTTATGGTCGCCGTAGCTGGATACCTCGTACGTACGTTCCACGACCGGGAAGATCAGAGTCGAAGTTGTCCATTCGCCCTTTTGCTTCTCGCCGAAGATTTCAGCAGCCTCATTCGGCGCGGTCAGCACGCGCAGAATATCCGGATCCGTGAAAAAGGTCAGATACGCCGGAATACCCGAGTTCGGCGTGGTTACGAGTGCGGGTTGCGCATCCATCGCCAAATCGATTCGCTCCTTCCACTCCGGACGGCAAAACATTTGCGCGCCGGGGAAGTCGATGCCCCAGCGGGAGCGGTGATAGTCGAGCGCAGCACGTTGATCCTGCGGCGACATGTCGTATGCTAATTTAGGCATGATTCTATTTCCTTAAAATTGGAGTTGGCGAGGATTAACCGTTGAGCCAAGTTGTCATCTTCACCAGCTCGCCCGGCGCACCGATTGAGGAGGCGACCCATTTGGTTTCAGTGCCGGCTGCGACAATAATCGTGGTCGATGTTGCGGTCTGGCTGATCGATACTGCGTAAGTACCGGTGCCGCCGGTACCGGTGATAAAGCCGGTAATAGTTGTACCTGCAGTGACGCCCGAGCCGCTGATTGTGTCACCGACCGCCAAGGCGCCCGAGCCGACTGCCGAGACGGTCAATACGCCGCCCGATGCGGTCAGCGTGCCGCTGGCGAACGTCTGCGATACAGACACCGCATAGGTGCCAGTACCGCCTGCGCCCGTTCCATAGCCGGTAATCACTGTACCGGCAGCAGCGCCAGAAAGTGTCTGCCCAATGGCGAGGACGCCGCTTGTTACAGCCGATACCGTCAGGCCACCACCGGAAGCAGTGATGGTTTCCGAAGCGATGTTTTGCGACACGGATACCGAATAAGTGCCGACACCACCGGCGGTTCCTGTCAGTTGCGACAGAATGGTTGTCGCCGGATCAACGTTCGTGCCGGACAGCGCTTGGCCAGCCGCCAAGACCGTGCCAGCCGCAATAGCGGAGACGGTCAGGACTTGACCGGCAATAGAGCCAGTCACCGAGTTGAGCGCGATGGCACCGGTAACGACAGTCGCCGCAATCGAACCGGTTACGCCGGCCGCCGCCGGTGGCGTACCAGTCGGGCCGAACGAGACGGATCCGTTTGCGTTATTCGCGTAGACCTTGTTGCCGATCGCCGAGGTAGTTGAGCCTGAGTTCAGAACCCAGAAGCCGCCGGCATTGAACAGTGTGCACGGAAAACCGGCTGGAATAACCAGCGAGGCTTCGGCCAGATATGCAGTAATCAGCGCTTGCTGATCACGGAAAACAAAGCCAGCAGGAGCGCCAGCGCCAAAGCTATTGGCGATCTTGTTGGTGAGTGTGTCAGCCCATGCGAACGAGCCGATTGTCAGACCACTCGAACCCGCTACAAAACCACCTTGACCAGCATCGACAACACTACGCGGATTGGCATCGCAAAAGTCACCAGCTACTGCTGGTGCCGCTTGCACATTTACTTGACGGGGAAATCCCATGATGAACTCCTATATTTTTGAGGGTGATGCTGGATTAGTGGCCGACGCGGTGCGCGTTCGGGAAGGAATCCAGCATGCCGGCTGGCAGCGAACTGTCGGCAGCGATAACCGGCTTATGGCCCTCGCCCGGCTTTGGCTGCGCCATCAGTACGGCTTTGTAGGCGCTCGGATGCACGTCTTTGACGTCGACCTTCAGGGTTTCCAGGGCGGTCTTGAAGACGGCTTCAGCACTGTCCATGCCAATCAACTTGCCGACATACGGCTTGACGATCTCTTCGGCTTCCTGAATGCCGCGCAGGCGAGCAATCGTCTTGGCTTCGGTATCGCGAGCTGTCGCATCGCATGCCAGGCGGATGGCCGCATCCATGGCTGCCTTAGTCGGACCATCATCTTTCTTGGCGGCTGGGATTGCATCTTTGTTGTCGTTGTTCTTCGGATCAGCATTAGCTGCACCTGGAGTGACAACAGGTTCGTCTGCGGCTGTTGCTGCAGAGGCCGGTGCGGCGCTCAGCATGCTTTGCACTTGCGCTAGATCCTCGTCGCTGATCTTGCCGCGCAACATGTTTAGCAAGCCTTCCATCTTCGGGTCTGGCTCATCCTGCGTAACGATGTCGTCGTCCGACTCTTGTCCATCCAGCTTATCCAGCAATTGAACGATGTCGGCGATGTCAGCATCGGCGGCCAGCAGCGGCTTAATGGCGGCAAGAATGCCCGGCTTTTTGACAAGCCAGTTGCTTTTCTTCACGCCTGCGAGAATTGGATTCAGATCGATCGCAGCATCCGATGCCAACAACATTTTTGGCTTCAGGACAGCCAGCAAGGCTCCTTTTGCCATGACTGCTTTTTTGCTAAGAGACTTGCTCACTGGGATTTCTCCATTAAGGTTGAGTGAAATATCGCCGACCATCACATCCGGCCCGGCGCGGCCTTTTTGTACAATTGCTACGTGGTTGAATTTGATGTCGCGCATCACGCCGTCATAGGCGACACCATCGAACGTTCCCGGCGTCATGTCGGCTTTGTAGTAGTAGGCGCAAGAGATTTCTTGCTGCACACCGCTCTCGATGCCCTGGATTGCTTTCTTGGTCCAGACCACCAGCGATTGATCGAGGTACGGCGCATTGAATGCAGCATCGGAACCGGTGGCGCCAACAATGATGTCGGGCTTGTGGTCTGCGGCTGATACCGGTACATGTTCGTCAAGCAGTGGAATGTTGTTCGCGGTCGGCGCAGCTTTCGCTAACTCCTCCGGATCGCGGTACAACATGTAGACCTTGGCCGGGTCCAGGCCAAGTGCTTCGTAATCGGGAATCTCATCGCCACGGTATGGGCAGACATTGGCCTTACTGATGTGCGTCAGGGCCACATGCATACGGCCGTCTTGATCGATCGTGCGCACACTCGCGCGGTCGAAGGCCAACTGATCCATCGCCGGCGCGTCTTCCGCATGCTTCACACCGAGCGCAGCATTGACCACCTCGCGCACACCGGGGTGCAGCGGCTCAGGGGGTGATGATAATTTCGCCCACTTGAATTCGGTATGCTCTTTTGGGTCCAGTTTCGGCCTGAACTTGTGCCGGATGAATTGGCGGTACGTAATGAAATCAACTTCCGACCCGCTATCATCCTTGCTGAACGTGTCGGCGATCTTGGACAGTTCGCCGTATGGATGAGCACCGATCTCTTCGGTGCATTCGCGCTTCGCGGTTTCTTCCGGCGTCTCGCCATCGTCCGCCTTCCCACCAGGAAGATCCCATTCATTCGGGTGATTGGCGCCCGGGGAGCGCAGCAGGAACAGAGCCTCATCCCCTGGCGTGATCAGCATGATCCCGGCGCCCTTGATCTTTCCATCCTTGGCAATAAGTATTTTTGGCATTGGCTAAGCAATAAAAAGCCTGCGCAATGGCAGGCTATTAAAAAGTTGTAAAATCGTCGAATGGACAGAATTCCAGGCCGAAACGAGGCGCTTTGCCGCGTCTACACGATGCGCGCATTGCGTGATGAAGGTGCAAGCATTGAGCTCATCGCGAAGTTCTTTGGTCATCAGCCATACAACATCGAAATGCTGATCCGTTGGCATGAAACGCTATACCCTGTCATGCCAGAAAGAGATGAGGTCGGCGCGCCGAACTTGCTCAACCGCTTTCGACTGAACCACTCCCCTTAACTTAAAGTCCTGGAATCACACTCCGACTGATGCACCGGCACCCGATCTCCCGACCTGGCCATGTCCATTTTCCATCGAGATACATCCCCTCTTTAATTGTGTAGCGCTTACCGTTTGCATCCAGATGCGACTGGCGCGGATGCTTGCCTGCGTGGCTATGCATCCATACTGCCTCGGTAATGCCAAGGCTCGCCTGCCGAACCCGCGTAATCGATGCCGTTGCCTTGTTGTTCTGGTCCCGTGCGATCAGCGCCGCGCGCCGCTTGGTTATGCCGTACCTCCCCTCAAGTTCTTTTGCCAGAGTCCCGAGGTCACGGCCATCGGTCACGCTGCGCATCACCAAGCCCTGAACTTCCGTCAAATGCTGCGATGCAATCGACCGGATCAGCCCAACTTGCTCGCCTATCGTGGCCTGCATCACATCATTAGCCGCCGCG